ATTGCCTGCTCTTTTACGAGGATGCTTTCCATTTTGCGTATGAACGCCCTCATTTCTTCTTCATTCATCATATAAAGCCTCTTTCCGGCAATACGTGGGAGCTCCAAAAAACCATTTACACGACCCCAATCTGTTGTATCAATCCCGAATTTTTGCAACCTGTGCAGAATAGCACTTCTCAATTTCTTCACTTCCTGAGAAGCTGGAATAACGTTGTCCTGTTGAGCAACATAAGGCGTTCTGTCGTTTGTCAGATTTTGCATATCTCGTAACATCCGTTCATAATCTTGTGGACGGTTCATATATAACTCTGTAAGGCTCCCATTTTCGATATATTGTTTCACCACTACCTCTTTGGTAGCTCCCGGCATCTTAGCAAGCAATGCGTAAAACCGGCCATGAATTGATTTGTTAGTTGTGTTTGTTTTCATTTTCGTTCCATTTATCCATTAATAAAGCCCACAGTTTCATCGTCTCAATAAATGTATTTTCCTGAAATCCTAAACGATTTTCAACTAATGCGACCTCTTTGAATACCCTCAAAACCGTGAAATGATCCCATTCACCTACTTCGTTTGCCGGAATTAAGAATCGCTGTATGATATAGAAGATTCCATCTCGATTCATTAATCCTATTATTCTTACTGGATATCCCCACGCACTCGTTGTTTTGAATTGTGCTATTTTTGTTTTCATTTTCATGTATTTTTATAGTTCGCCCCAATATCTTTGTGCACCATCATGCCATATTGTATATTTTCCGGTAGGCCCTATGTATCGACCTTTCGTGAAGGCCACATATCCCTCTACCCAGACTTTCAAGTCAGCATCATACATAATGCTGCGTGCAGCTCTCCCGGAAGGTTGCTTGCCGTCAGCCTGAGAAATGAAGATCAACAATTTACCCGGATGGTTGGCTTTTAATTCCAAATACTTCTTATAGCTCAATTGAGCTGCCTGTACTGAGTCAATGACCACAAAGGGGGCACTTTTATGCATCTCTAAACGGGTTGACAGTTCGTCAATAGGTTCACAAACCCATTGTACTCTTCGTTTCACTTCCTCAATACCTGCGCGTCGACATGATTCCTGTAATGTTAACCGGGTGCCCTCCTCCAAGGAGTTATATATTACCTTACCATATTGTGCCAGTTTCTTGCAAAGCTGCATTGTGAAGTTGGTTTTGCCGTTTCCCGAGTTCGCCCAGATAAACCAGACGCCTGACATTTCAGGTTTTCGGATAAAATCAAACCATTGTTCTTCAAAATCAAATGTTTTGTACTTTTTTCCAAGTAATTCCGTGGTTGATAGTGCGCGTTTCATATTATTGCAAATTACTTGCGTTCATTTTCATTATTTCGATATAACACCGACGCAGGCTTCCGTCTGTCTTTTGAACCAACTGTTGTATGTTCGTTCCTGCCGGAGCATTAATTTTTATAATCATAGCAGCTTGTGCTTTGGAGAGTTGTTCGCGTTCATCAGCGGATTCCGGCATCACGTGACCATAATTTTTCCCGTAACGGCTAAAAATTTCCGTATATCCCACTTTTTTACATTCAATCGCACGGCGAACCTTCTCTTTCAACCCGTCGGCCCCCATCATATACCATCCACATGTAAACTCGGTAGCATTCCATAACGCCTTTAGTTCCAAGAAGGCGGCATAATCCAAGTCGCCTGCTTCATCAAGAATAACCAAAGGAGATTCAATGCTTCTTAGGTAAAAAACCAAATCTTCATACACATCGTTGTATTTCCCAAGATGGCCAACCCCAAATTGACGAGAAATAAAGCGGATGAGCTTTTGTTTGCTTTTTACCTGTGAGCAATCAACATAAATTGCATTTTTATGATTGCGTGCATAGTGCCTTGCAGTGTATGTTTTGCCTATATCAGCCGCATCGCATAAGAGAGAACTGATACCATCACGCTGGCACATTTCAAGTTGTGCCGTCACGAAGGTGAATACAGGTGTCTCTGCGGTTTTCCAGTTCTGAGAGTTGTTTAATTGAACACCTGACTGACGTGCTAAGCTGATCCATTGTGCATCACTCAACACTTTGTCAAGTTCCCCATTTTTCACACGGCTGTACTGAGAGCCGCTTATGCCGATAGATGTAGCAAACTTGGCATCGCTTCCGCCGAAATTTGCTCTTTTCTTTGCCAGTTCGGCTAAAATCTTTTCTTTGAATGTCTTTTCCATGAGTTTCGTGTTATATGTGAATAAATCCGTTCTTAATCATTAATTAAAGGACACTTAAAGCCCGTTGTTTCATCTTTTCAGGAGAATAGTCTAATAGGTAATCTTCGTCCGGTTCGTCACTTTCTGTTATGGTTTCCACTACTTCCGCAGTTGCCTGAGCGATGATCTCCTGTGTTGTTTTCTTCAATACCTTCACCCGTTCCGGCTTATCCTCTTTGCTCATTTTATCAAATCGGGAAACATACTTGGCTTGCTCTACATAAGCCTCATGATCTGCTTCAGTTTGTTCAAAGGTGGATTCGTTGTAAGTCACTATCTTGTTACACTCGCAAATGAATTCATCATTTTGCCACAGATAAACCGTCGGTATGTTCCCATCTTGATCAGGGAGGTAATAAGCATCTACCTCATAGCTGTTTGGGTTGAGACGTTCAAGTATTTGCGGAGAAGAAAGTTGATATTTTTCATACTGTACCGTTACATACTGGCTTCTACGAATACTTGTATGTGTTTTTTCACCCAAGTATTTAGTCAGTATCACCTTGTCAATGTTTGCAAGATTCGGATTTTGTTCTTCCATCAGCACTTGCCAACGTGTCATCCCCGGGTAAAGCTTTTGTTTGGGATGAAGGGAATTGTTGTACTTTTCAATGTCGCTTTTGTCTTCGGCTACCAACTGCTCATAACTAAATGTTTTTTCCTTGTATGTATTATTGAATTCATCAAACACTTTATCAACTTTTGGACGGTTAGCTTCCAATTTCGCATACCATCGACCAATCCCGATGTGTTCTGTTTTTTCCACCTCGTACTTTTTTGCCTTATTGAAATGTTCCGCTCTCTTTTCTTTTGAGTTGCCCGGGTTACACCACCGAACGAAGGGGAATACAATTCCGGCTTTGAATAGTCCGTCAGCAAAAGTGTTAACCAAGTGATGTTCCACTTCCATTTCGGCGGGCATCTTTAGTCCATTGGAAAAAATATTACGGAACATATCACGCACACAGTCAATAAACAGGTCTGTAGTTTTTAGTTTACTGTAAGCCCTTCCAATCACGGCCCCGCTTGTCACATCATAAGCGTAGTAAGCTTTCACACGTGTACCACCGTGCATCTTTCTTGGTAAATCTCTATCATCGAGTGATATTTTGCTGAAAGTATAAATCGGAGAGTGGCGATGGTGGTGAGGACGGTGTATATTGTCAAATTCAAGCCCTCCTGTACGCCTTTTATCCACCAAAACCCTGTTTTTTGGATCGTTGATGTAGTTCCAGATGGTCGCTTCACTCAACATTATAGGTTGATCCTCCTTGTCATAGAACTCTTTCGGATCGTAAATCTCACCCGTTTTAGTATCGCAAACCTCAATTGCACCCCCTAAAAACTGCAAATACAGTTCATGAACGGTCGATGTATAAGGTTTTTCTGGCATCGTATAGAGCGAAAGTATCAGTTTTTCAATCCTTGTAGATACTTTTCGGGTGTTTTGGTTGCCATATTTACCGCTAATCAAAACACCATAGCCTCCGGAGATGAATTCTTCCATTTTGGATTTTAACCGGCGTGGATTTGATGGAAGCGTGTGATGATATTCGTCAACCATCCCGTTCACTTCATTGCTGATGCTTTCCCATGTTTTTTTGGTACTGTTTCCAAGAGCTTTCCGTAATGCTTTCCGGTCATTCGCTAATGCGTGTATGGCTTTTAATAATGAAGCGTTAGTAACATATTCAGGAATCTTTTTATCAAGTGTTTTGCCGTCAGGAAGACGAAATGAAGAGTAAAAATCCAATGCCCGCGCATCCTGTACATACAATGATCTTAATCCGGTATTCAAACAACCCTTTCTTGGATCACCATACTTTTCAATAACGGCATCTTTGAAGCGTGTAGGCAGGCTGTCAAACTCGATCAATGCAGGAGTCTTATAACAAGCCCGGCGAACGACATTAATCAAATTTCTATGAACTAATTGGTCATAAGTGTTCGTCATAAATTAGTTTATATTATTATTTTCCTTAACTTTGTCCTATTATGGGACGAGTAAATACACCAACATTGACACCAGAGCAACGTATTGAGTTGGAATCTGGTTTTAAAACAGG